AAAACAAAACAAAATGAAAGAATTAAACCCTTTACAAGCACAATACATAAAAAATTGTGAGTTACTGCAATCTTTAAATATGCCTACAGATTTATTCGATGAATTATATAAAATTCAATTATATGAATATAAAATTCAATTACATAAAGAGTTAGTTAGTGAAATAAAACAATCTTTAATTTAGAAGTTCAACAATTTAAAGATTTTATATAATGATAAAGAAATTCTTACAACAAGACCCAAACAATTGGAAATGGCTAATTAGCTTTTATGTTATAGCTCTAGTATTAACTATACTTTTAACAATACGTTTCTAAGCTTTATTAGTTTATTGTTTGTATGCAGTCAGAAATGGCTGCTTTTTTTTTATGTATATGTCAAAAATAGCTTAGAAATTTCGATATATATATATGAAACTAGAAATCAATGTACCTAACGATTTAAAAGAAATCAAACTTCACCAATATCAAAAGTTCTTAAAACTCCAAGAAAAGAGCGTAGATGAAAAGTTCTTAGCTTCTAAGATGATAGAGATATTCTGTGGTTTAAAGCTCACAGATGCTCTTAAAATGAAAGTATCAGACGTCTATGCTATTACTGGAATACTAGGTGATATGTTTAATCAGAAACCTAAGCTAGTAAGAAAGTTTAAAATAGGTGATGTAGAATATGGATTCATACCTGACTTAGACCAAATGAGTTTAGGAGAATACATTGACTTAGATACGTACTTAGGAGATTGGGAAAATATACATAGAGCTATGAATGTTATGTATAGACCTATAAAACACAAATACGGAGAAAAATACAATATAGAAGAATACGACATAGAGCATCCAGAGAAGATGCAAAATATGCCAATGGATGCAGTATTAAGTTCTGTGCTTTTTTTTTATCATTTAGGAATCGACTTATCGACAGCTATGATGAATTATTTGGAGGACAAACAGGAAACGAATTTAGTGCAATATCTCAATTCGGAAACAAGTGGGGATGGTATCAATCAATTTACGGTCTCGCTCAAGGGGATATTAGAAGATTTAAAGATATCACTCAATTAAAGATGCACGAATGTTTATTAATGCTATCATTTATGAAAGACAAATCAGAAGCAGAAGCAAAGCAATTTAAAAGTAAAATAAAATGAGCCAACAAGGAATAAGAGGATTTTATCAATTAACAGAAACAATAAAAACACAGCTATTATCAGACGATAATGTAAATAGTGTTACTACAGGAGATATAACAGAAATTGATTTATCTAAACAAACTATATTTCCTTTATCTCATATTATAGTAAATAGTGTTAATACACAGGAACAAGTATTGGCTTTTAATATAACAGTAATGTCAATGGACATTGTAGATGTAGATAAAGCAGCAGAGGTAGATTTATTTAGAGGTAACAATAACGAACACGATATATTAAACACTCAATTAGCAGTACTTAATAAACTTGTTATGATTTTAAGAAAAGGCAGCTTATATACTACTAAATACCAATTAGAAGGCAATCCAACTTGTGAACCTTTCTTTGATAGATTTGAGAATCAGTTAGCAGGATGGGCGTGTACTATGGATATATTAATTGAAAATGATATTACTATATGCAATTAAAAGAAACTAAGGACATATTAAACAAATTTGCAAAGTATGTGATACAACAATCACGTAGCAACCTTACTAAGGGCGATAAGAACAGTTCTAAGACACTTTATAATAGTTTAGATTATGAATATAGGGCAACTACAAATGGATTCGGCATACAGTTTCTAATGGATGAATACGGAGTTTACCAAGACAAAGGAGTTAGAGGAGCTAATGCTTATTATGCAGATAGAGCAACTTCACAAAGTCCATTTAGTTTTAAAACATCTTCTAAAATACCTCCTGTTAAAACTTTAGCAGATTGGGCAAAGAAAAGGAATATAAGATTAAGAGATGATAAAGGCAAATTCACAAAAGGCAATTATAATACAATAGGATTTCTAATAGCAAGAAGTATCAAAGATAAAGGTATAAGAGCAAGTTTATTCTTTACCAAACCATTTGAGAAAGCATACAAAGATTTACCAACAGATTTAGTTAAAGGATTTATAAACGATATAGAAATAACAATAGAATGAGTACAATAATAAACGCAAGAAGTCCCTATTATATAAAAGTAGCTCCTGCAACTGGAACACTTACTTCAGCTTCAATGAGCTTATATATATATTCAGGAACTTTTACAACAGACAAACCTGGTTCACCACAGTACACTATAAGTAAAGATATTATAGGAACTAATAACTATGTAATATATGAAATAACAGAACTTATTAGAGATTATCTAAACACAGAGTATGCTAGTTTTGCTACAGACGGAGTGTGGGTAGAAGCAGATATAACATTAACTAAAACATCAGGAAGTGAAACACAGAATTTGGATTATCTATCTTTTGATGGTTATGGCTATTTTGAAGATGGTGTAAATCCTAGAACTTTAACAGACCCAGTAAACACCTTAATAGATTCAACAACTACAGGTACAACCACAGCTTATAAACTAATAGATAGTGGACAGACATTCTTAACAAGCGTACAAATAGGAGATACAGTTTTTAATGATACAGATACAACACAAACAACAATAACAGCTATAGATAGTGATACGCAGCTTTCAATCAAAAATGATATAATGACTACAGGAGAGGATTACAGAATAGTAGGTACTCCAAATTATACTCCTCAATATTTACAATCAAATACTAAGATATATTTTAAACAAGGTACTGATATAGTATTTCCTGTATTTGCAGAAGCAGCTCCTTTAATTGAGTTTATAACAGGTGGTGGAGCAGATGTGTTTTGGGAACAAGTAGAAGATTTCTGGAACTTATATGACGTTAGTTGGGGAAGTACAATAAACGATATACAAGTAAATGATTCAACTGATTCTACACAAAAGATTATATATATAAGAGTAAGTCCTACAACATCTCTAGTAAGTGGAGATACAATAACAATAACAAGCTCAGTAGGAACATCACAAGTAACAACCATTACACTAGAAGCAGTATGTGAACCTAAATTCCAAGAGCTACAAGTAATCTTTTATAACAAGTTTGGAGCATTACAGATTATGCCTTTTTATAAAAAGTCAGTAGATAGTATAAATACTAAATCTGATAATTACAAAAGAAACTTAATGGACTTCACAAACGACCCAACATACAATACTGAGAAACACCAAATAAGACAGTTTCACGTCACAGGTAAAGAAGCCATAACAATGAACACAGGATTCATACAAGAGAGTTTTAACGAGGTTATAAAACAAATGATGCTAAGCGAACAGGTGTGGGTAGATAATGGCACAGAAGTACTCCCAGTAAGTTTAAACACGTCAAGTTTACAATTTAAGAAATCAGTAAATGATAGATTGATTAATTATACAGTAGATTTCCAATATGCGTTTAATAAAATAAATGACATTAGATAATGCAAAATATTCAGCTATATATTGAAGGCAATAGAATGGATATGTTTAAAGATGAATCTGTTTCTTTAACTCAGACAATTCAAAATGTAAGAGACATAGGTAAGATATTTACAAACTTTACTAAGACCTTTTCACTACCTGCATCTAAAGACAATAATAAGATATTTAAGCATTATTACAATTATGATATAGTCAATGGATTTGATGCAAGAATAAAGAAGAACTCCACAATAGAACTTAACTATATGCCATTTGAAAAAGGCAAGATAAAACTAGAAGGAGTAGATATGAAGAACAACAAGCCATATGCTTATAGAATTACGTTCTTTGGAAACACAGTAGATTTAAAAGATTTATTAGGAGAAGACAACTTAGATGCTTTAACGTGGCTAAATAACTTTACTATAGATTATGATGCTACTGAAGTATTGTTAAGATTGCAATCAGGTTACGATAAAGTAGTTGATAGTGTTACTTATTCAGATGCTATTATAGCTCCTTTAATATCACATTCACAAAGATTGTATTATGATTCTACAACACACGTTGCAGATACTCCTAACTTAGCATATCATACTGGAGGAGGTACTCACCATCACGGAGTATTATGGTCTGATTTAAAATATGGAATAAGAGTACACTTAATTATAAAAGCAATAGAAAACGAATATGGATTAAGTTTTTCTACAGATTTTTTCAATACAACAAATGATAGGTATCACAATCTATATTTATGGATGCAAAGAAAAAAAGGGAATCTAATACAAGACGACCAAACCTTTACTTCACAAGTTACTGGCTTTGCAGCTACTCCAAGTCCTGTTTACGTATCTAGTGATATACTAGGACAAACATTAACAGTAGAAAGAAAAATTACTAATATTAGTTTAACCACGCTGATGAGTGATACTTCTGTAACGTATGATGTACTTATATTTAGAAACGGTAATTTATTTTCTTCTATTGTTGGAATAACTGGAAACCAAACTGCTTTAGGAATGAGTTTTATAGGTTCTTTAGAAGATGGTAATTTAACTATTTTTGTTAGAAGTAATAGTTCTGTGACCTTTAATACATTTACTTTAGGATTTGATGATACATCAACACCTGCAGAACCTAACGAACAAACAATATCAGCAACTAATATATCAATAGTACAAATTATACAATTCCAACCTACTCAGAATGTACCTGAAATTAAGGTTATAGATTTCCTTACAGGACTATTTCGTATGTTCAATCTAACTGCATTTACACAAGATGATGGTACTATCAAAGTAGAAACTTTAGATAACTTCTACGCATCAGGTACAAGCTATGTGATAGATGATTACGTTGATATGGAACAAAGTCAAGTTGATTTAGCTTTGCCATATAAAGAAATATCATTTAATTTTAAAAGCACTAAATCATTATTAGCATCTGTATTTAATCAAATAAACAACCGTGAATGGGGGTCTTTAAATTATGATAATAGTGAAGCACTTGACGGAGGTATATATAAGATAGAAGTACCTTTTGAACATATGCAATATGAGAGATTAACAGACGGTACAGGTGGAACTATTAAGAACGTACAGGTAGGTTATATGATTGACGAAAACTTAGACCCAATAAAAGGAGAACCTTTATTGTTTTATGCAATATATAATAACTCTAGTCCACAAACTATATCTTTCTTGCCAGATGCTTCTAATGAAACAGAAGTCCCTGAATCAAGTTATACAGGTTATTATATACCAAGTAATTCAGTAGCATTAGATTCTAGTACAGATGATACTGCTTTACACTTTGGATTAGAAACAAACGAATGGCAACCTAGTGGTAACTTCTCTGGTACTTTATTTGAGGATTTATATAAAACATACATACAAGATGTATTTAACACCAAAAGAAGATTAACAAAAATGAAAGCGTTTTTACCATTGAAGATATTAAGAAACTATACTCTTGCAGATAGATTCATAGTAAGAAACAGAAGTTACAAAATAAATAGCATAACAACAAATTTAAAAACAGGAGAAAGCCAACTAGAATTATTAAACGAAGTATGATAAAAAATATATTAGAATTACTCCAATTAGTAAAAGGAGATACAGAGAATATAAGAATAGCACAAGGCAAGTACAAACTTCCTGAAACATTTAGGGAAACATTTAAACAAATAAAAACAGAAATAAAATGGCTCAAAAAGTAGTAATAGATATAGATGTAAAAAGTGCAGAAGCAGAAAAGCAAGTTGAAAATTTAAATAAAGATTTACAACAGACGGAGCAGGATATGACTGCAATTGATGATGCAGGAGATAAAATGACTGGTGGTCTAGTATCTGGCTTTAAAGGTGCATTAAAATCAGTTAAGAGTTTTGCTAAAAGTTTAATGACTGTAAACGGTTTATTAAAAGCTAGTTTATTTGGTGTTATTGCGTTAGCTATTACTTCAGTTGCTACAGCTCTAACTAATTCAGAAGAAGGACAAAATAAATTTGCTAAATGGCTTAATCAAATTTCAGTAGTTATTGGAAACGTAACAGACATACTTGGAAACTTTGGTAATGCTATATTATCTGTAATTACTTTAAATTTTGATGAAGCTGCAGAATCTATAGCTAAGGTTACAGAAGGAATAAAGAACTTTGGAGAAGAAACTCGTAAAGAAATAGCTATTGCAGGAGAGTTGTCTGATATGAGAGCTAAGGCAGATAAAGCAGAAAGACAATTACAAGTAGAAAGAGCAAAGGCAGATAGAACAAGAGCAGATTTATTAGAGAAAGCAATAGATAAAGAAAAGTTTTCAGTAGAAGAAAGAATAGCGTTTTTAGAAGAAGCAGGTAGGTTAGAAGATGAAATAACAAACAAAGAAATACAAGCAGCTAAACTTAGATTAGAAGCAACACTATTAGAAAACTCATTATCAGAATCTACTAAAGAAGATTTAGATGAAGAAGCTAGATTGAAAGCAGAGCTTATTAATTTAGAAACTGCTAAACTTACAAAACAAAAAGAAGTAACCTCACAAACTATAGCACTTAAAGCTGAAGAAGCAGCAGCGTTAAAAGCTATTGAAGATGAAGCAAGATTAGCTAAAGAAGAACAGGAAGCAATAGACGCTGAAAAGAAAAAAGCTAAAGATGAAAAAGAAGCAGAAGCAGCAAAAGTAAAAGCTGAAGAAGATGCTGAAAATGCTAAAAAAGTAGAAGAAGAAAAAGAGAGGATTCTTCAAATGGATATAGATATTGAAAACAGAAGAACTGCTGCTAAGAAAAGTGCAGTTGACCAAGCTATAGCTTTATTTGGAGCAGAATCGGCAGCAGGAAAAGCAGCACTTATAGCTAAGCAAGTAATGGCTGCACAAGAGATGATACAAGAAGCAAGAAAGACAATCACTTTTTCTACTTTAGTAGCTGCTCGTTCTAGTGCTGCAGTTGCAGAAGGTACTGCACAAACTGCAAAAATAGGATTTCCACAAAACATACCTATGTTAATTGCTTACGCTTTACAAGCAGTTGGTATTGTAAGTTCTATTAGTGCTGCCGTAGGAAAAAGTAAATCTGTAGCATCCTCACTTGGAGCAGGTGGAGGTGGTGGTGGTTCTGTACAAACTCCACAAGTACCAACTGGTTCTGCACCTCCTGCATTTAATATAGTAGGAGCTTCAGGAACTAATCAATTAGCAGAAGCAATAGGAGGACAACAACAACAACCTGTTAAAGCATTTGTGGTTAGTAATGATGTAACTACAGCACAAGAGTTGGATAGGAATATAGTTGATGGTGCTTCTATAGGATAAAATACAAAATATAAACTTTAAAACGATATATAATTATGAAGATAGTAGAACTTATTTTAGATGAAAATGAGGAGCTAAATGGGATTGAAGCAATAAGCATTGTTGAGAATCCTGCAATCGAAGAAGATTTCGTTGCTTTAAAAAGTGATGAGATAAAATTAGCAGAAGTCAACCAAGAAAAGAGAATCTTAATGGGAGCTTTATTAATCCCTAACAAACCTATATACAGAAGGAGTGGAGAAGATGAGTATTATATATACTTCTCTAAAGATACGGTTTTAAAAGCATCCCAAATGTATTTAATGAAAGGCAACCAAAACAACTCAACTTTAGAACATCAATATTCTCTAAATGGCTTGTCTCTTGTTGAAAGTTGGATAGTAGAGGATGATGTACACGATAAATCCAGAAAGTATGATATGAGTGTTCCTGTAGGCACCTGGATGGGTACGGTTAAAGTAAACAATGAAGATGTATGGAAAGATTATGTAAAAACAGGTAAAGTTAAAGGGTTTAGTATTGAGGGGTATTTTGTAGATAAAATGGAAAGACCTAAAGACAAAACTATAAATGACTTAGCAAAGATTGAAGAAGAAGAAGCACAAGAGTTATTATCAACTATTAAAGGAATCATAAAGGGTGATAAAAGAACAAAGAGTGGAAAGAAGATGATAATGGAATCATATAACGATTATCCTAATACAGTTAAGAATAATGCTATAAGAGGTTTAGAACTTAACAAAAAAGTAAACAATAAATGTGCTACGCAAGTTGGTAAGATTAGAGCGCAGCAATTAGCACAAGGAAAACCAATAAGTAAAGAAACTATAAAACGTATGTATTCTTATTTGTCAAGAGCAGAAGAATATTATAACGAATCAGATACAGAAGCGTGTGGGACTATATCTTATTTACTTTGGGGAGGTTTATCAGGCAAAAGATATGCAGCTAAAAAACTTAAAGAATTTGGAGAGTTAGAATTAGCTTCAATGGAAGTAAACGAGGATTATGCAATCATAGATGATAGATTAGCTTATTCAACAAAAGAGAAAGCTATGGAAATGGCAAACGACTTAGGATGTGATAAATATCACGAACACGAATACGAAGGTAAGATATGGTATATGCCTTGTGAAAAGCACTCTTTAAAAGCGCCTTGTCAATCAGGATATGAACAGTATGGAATGAAAAGAAAAAATGGAAGATTAGTACCTAATTGTATTCCAATAAAATAATTATGGATGATACTACTTATAATGTAAGTCCACAAGGTGGAAACAGAGCTTGTCTTTGTTGGGATAAAGAAACCTATAGTATTAAGTGTTGTGATGGTTCATTACACGCACAAGGTATAGGGAGTATAAATAGAGATGTTTAAAAATGCAAAATAATTAACTAAATACGATATATTAATATGAAACCTATGGAAATGTTAAATCAAATCAAAAACGTCTTGGGTGTAGAATTATCTACAGAAGAAAAAGTAGAACTTGCTCAAGCTAAACTAGAAAATGGTACTGTTTTAGAAGCAGAATCATTTGAATCAGGAAAAGAAGTGTTTATCTTAACTGATGACGACAAAGTAGCTTTACCAATCGGAGAATACGAAATGGAACAAGATGGTAAGATACTAGTAGTTGTAGAGGACGGTATTATTTCAGAAATCAAAGACAAAGAAGAAGTTGTAGAGGAAGAAGTTGTTGAAGAAGAATTAAATGACGATGAAAAATACGCTACTAAACAAGAACTTGCAGAAATTAAATCTATGGTAGAAGAAATCAAAGAATTAATGCAAGAAGGTAAAAAAGAAGAAATGCACAGGGAAGAAGAATTGATGTCACAAAAAATGACAGAACTTGCTTGTCAAGAGGATGAAGCTCTTAAAGAAGAACTTTCAAAACCTGCTTCTGAACCTATCAAACATTCTCCTGAAGCTAAAGAGGAGTTAAACAAAGTTGTTTATTCTCAAAAGAGAAACTTAACAACTAAAGATATAGTATTTAGCAAAATAGCAAACTTTTAAAATAAAAATTAATAAAACTTAAAATTAAATTAAATTATGGCAACTACAGTTTCAATAACAAGTACTTATGCAGGTGAGTTTTCAGGGAAGTATATTTCTGCTGCTCTTTTAAGTTCTCCTACATTAGAAAGAGGTAACATCGAAATCAAACCTAACGTAAAGTTTAAAGATGTAATCAAAAAAGTAGCAACAGATGCTAACGTAATCAAAGACGCTACTTGTGACTTTACTGACACAGCAACAGTAACTTTAACAGAAAGAATCCTACAACCAGAGCAATTCCAAGTAAACTTAGAGCTTTGTAAGAAAGATTTTATCTCAGATTGGGAAGCAATTTCTATGGGATACAGTTCTTTGAATGACAAATTACCTCCAAAGTTTTCTGACTTTATGATTGGTCACGTTGCAGGTCTTGTAGCAGAAAAGAATGAGCAAAACATCTGGGGTGGTGTAAATGGTAACGCAGGTGAGTTTGACGGAATCACAGTATTAGCAGCAGCAGACGGAGACGTTAACGATGCAGCTAACGGTGGTGAAACTGCTTTCAGTTCAACTAACATTATCAGTTTATTAGAAAACGTAGTAGATTCACTTCCTTCAGGAGTATATGGAAAAGAAGATTTAAAAATCTACGTTCCTACAATCGCTTGGCAATCATATATAAGACAACTAGGAGGATACGCTGCAAATGGCGTAGGAGGTTCTGGTGTTGATAATAGAGGTGGATTATGGTACAACCAAGGTAATGCACTTTCTTTCGATGGTATCGAAGTTGTATTAGCTCCAGGTATGCCATCTAACCACATCGTAGCAGGACAAAAATCTAACATTTACTTTGGTACAGGTCTTTTATCTGACCACAACGAAGTTAAATTATTAGATATGGCTGACCTTGACGGTTCTCAAAACGTAAGAGTAGTGATGAGATTCTCAGCAGGTGTACAATACGGAATAGGAAGTGACCTATCTTTATTGACACTAGCTTAATAAATTGTTTAACATAGAGGGGTAGGTGGGTTAAACCTACTTACCCTTTCTTATAAAAATTATAATAATATGGCTTGTACATTAACAACAGGAAGAAATATACCTTGTAAAGCATCAGTAGGTGGACTTAAAACAGTTTACTTTGCTGATTATGGTCTTACTGTTACTGATAATTCTTCAGATGCAGAAAAAGTAGATATAGGTGGAACGCCTGACTTTTTTCAATACGACCTTAAAGGTAGTTCATCTATGGAAACAGCAGTAAACAGCTCAAGAGAAAACGGTACTACTTTCTTTGAAACAACTTTAAATATTTCATTACAACTATTAGATAGTAAAACACAAGAAGAATTAAAAATTATAGCTTTAGGACGACCACAAATCGTTATAGAAGATTACAATGGTAATTTCTTTTTAATGGGTAGAGAACACGGATGCGAGGTATCTGGTGGTTCATTCACAAGTGGAGCTGCTATGGGAGATGCAAGTTCATTCTCTCTTTCTTTAACAGCTCAAGAAGTATCAGCTCCTGCATTTTGTGCAGATTCTACTGATATTACTGGAAATGTAAATGCAGCTAAGATATCACCTGCAACTCCTAGTAACGGATAATAAATAATTAAGTTAAAAATTAAGGGGACTATATGTCCTCTTTTTTTTTGCTTATAACACAAAATATCGTTTTTTTTTCGATATATAAGTATGAAGAAACTTACTACAAGTGCATCTGCTCAAGTTATAAAGATTATACCTAGAAGTTATGTTACTTCTGCAACTACTTTGAATGTAAGAGATGATTCATTAAATGATGAATTTAGTTTTACTGTAACACCAACAATAGATGGCAATTATTTAAGTATTTCTAACGCTTATACATCTTCAGGAAATTCAATATTAAAAGAGGGTAGAACATATGACTTAGAATTGTTAGACACTTCTTCTAATATAATATATAAAGATAAAGTATTCTGTACAGACCAAACTATAAACCAAGGTAACAATGATTATTATTCTATTAATGATGGTCAATTTACTTTTGATAGTACAGCAGGTTCTCACGATAACGATTACATAATAATATGAACGATTTAAGAATAGTAAATTTAAGTACTTACACAAGTCCTAAAATAAAAGAAGTTAGCAATAGAGATTGGATTTCTTACGGAGAGGACAATAACTACTTCCAATATCTTATAGACAGGTATAACGGAAGTCCAACAAATAACGCTATAATTAATGCAGTATCTTCTATGATATATGGTAAAGGATTAGATGCAACTAATTCAAATAAAAAACCAGAACAATATGCACAGATGATTTCATTATTTGACAATGATAGCGTAAGAAGATTATCATATGATTTAAAATTAATGGGTCAATGTGCTATACAGGTTATTTATTCTAAAGATAGAACTAAGATAGCACAGATTGAGCATATGCCAGTAGAAACACTTAGAGCTGAGAAGTGTAATGAAAAAGGAGATATAGAGGGATATTATTACTGGAAAGATTGGAATAAAATTAAACCTTCTGATAAACCTTTAAGAATACCTGCATTTGGTACGAGTAATGAAGCTATAGAGATACTATATGTTAAACCATATCGTTCTGGATACTACTATTATAGTCCTGTAGATTACCAAGGTGGTTTACAATATGCAGAGTTAGAAGAAGAAGTATCTAATTTTCATTTAAACAACATCTTAAATGGTATGTCTCCTTCTATGTTAATTAACTTCAATAACGGTACTCCTAATGCAGAGGAAAGACGTCTTATAGAACAAAGAATATATAATAAGTTTAGTGGGTCAAGTAATGCAGGTAAGTTCATATTAGCTTTTAATGATAATGCAGAAAGTGCTGCAAGTATAGAACCTGTACAACTTAGTGATGCACATAACCAATACCAATTCTTGTCTGAAGAATCAACTAAAAAGATAATGGTAGCTCATAGGGTCGTTTCTCCGATGCTTTTAGGTATCAAAGACCAGTCAGGGTTAGGAAACAACGCAGACGAGCTTAAAACGGCTTCTACGTTAATGGACAATACTGTTATACGACCATTCCAAAACCTTTTAATTGATGCCTTTGATAAAATCTTAGCTTTTAATGGTATATCACTTCATTTATACTTTAAGACATTACAACCTTTAGAGTTTACTGAAATTAAGCACGTAGTAGATGAAGAAACAAGAGAAGAAGAAACTGGAGTTAAATTAAGTGAAACTTTAAATGACAAAGAACATTCTGAAATAGCAGATGATTTAATTTCTATTAGTGATGAAATGGGTGATGATTGGATTCTAATTGATGAAAGTATTGCAGGAGATAATGAAGATGAAATTAAAAACTACTTTGAATTTGCTACAGTTGTTACAGGAGATGCAAGAAAAAAGAGTAAACAAGATTCAAGTTTATTTAGAATAAGATATGCTTACGCAGGTGATATAGAATCTAATACTAGAGAGTTTTGTAAAAAAATGGTAAATGCTAGTAAAGCAGGTAAGGTATATAGATGGGAAGATTTACAAGGACAAAAAGATAACAATCCTGGATTTGGTGTAGGAGGTAGAGAGAAAATGAATATATGGCTTTATAAAGGTGGTCCAAATTGTAAACACGTTTGGCTACGTAGAGTTTATTTAAAGAAAGGTAATAAGAAAATATCTGTAGGTAAAGCAAGAAAAATAATATCTAGTTTACCATTAGATGATAGAAAAGAGGCAAGATTTGAAGGACCTTCTGCTGCTAAAAAATATAAGAATCC